TTCCATAGAAATGTACTCAGAAAGTAGAGATGTTAATTCTGCTTCTGCGTCAACTGAATGATATGCATTTAAGTCTTGTGCAAGTTCTGGTGTCCAGACTGCTTTTAACTTACGAGTTTTCGCGATTATCGGAATACTCTTTAATGCGATATCTAATTCTGGTATGTCAATATCTGTTTCTGGGTTAGCGTCGACTTGTGCGGCTGTTGCTTCAAAGTCTGTTCTGCTGTAGTCAGTTGCAGATACTTTATGATATTTAACATATACTTCGTCTGGTGGTGCTGCTTGTGCTTTCTTTGCGATGAAAGAAATAGTAGTACCACTAATCTTTGTATATGCTGGGAAATATTCATCAAATTCTGATGAAGAACCTGATAGTGCGAAAGCTCTAACTCCGTCTGTATCTGGGTTAGTCATTGCGGCTGTTGATACATTGATTTTTACCAATCCGTTATCTACTGAACTACCTAATGCGATAGATTCTGATAATGATGGTTCAAAATCAACATCTGCCCAAGTTACTGAACCTGTTGTGAACTGAGTTGCATTTGCTGTTGAAGCGTGTAGAGCTAATGCTACAGTCAAATTGTCGTTAATGGAATATCCAAATTTACCTGCACCATATAGACCGCCTGATGCGTCTACATTTGAACCTGATGTATTACCATATACATCTGAGTTTTCTGTGTGTAGGTTTGTTTGGTCAGTACCATATTTGAAGTCAAGATAGAAAATAAGACCGGATGGTAAGTTCATAGGTTGAACACTTACAAAGTCTTGTGCTGCTATTTCACCAAAAATTCTACGAACTAATGGTAAAGCTACACCACTCCACTCTTCTGCGTTTTGACCACCTGTGACTGACGCTTCTTGAATAAGCTGTGAAGCTTGGTTTTCAAGAAGTACTGCCATACCGTGTCTTTTTGTTTCATCTTCAAGACCTTCTAATAGTCCTGTTGGTTCCCATTTTTTGACTAATTGACGAGTTTGTTCTAAAAGTTGTCTTTGTGGATTATATCCGTCCATCAACTTTTCGATTGAATTTAATTTACTCATTTCTTTAGTCTCCTAATTAAAGTATGTTTGCCAATTTCTTGAATCTATTTCTTAATTCTGCTCCTTCAGACAACACTTCCTGTTTTGCAGGTTTTGTTGAACGAACTGCTTTAGAACTTGAACCTTTTGACTCAACTATTTTACTTGTAGGTTTTTTAAATGATTCTGCTAATGTAGCGTAAACCAATTTAACTTCTCTTAAGTTTGTAGTTCTGTCAAATGTTTCAACAACTTTTAATTTTTGGTTGTTGTTTAGTCCAAATGCTCTAAATAGTTTGTTTGAGAACAATAATTTAGCATTCAAGAGATTAACTTCGTTTAAGTTTTTTCTCATAAAGTTAATTACTTTACGATACTCTTTGATTTCTTTTTGAAGTGATTCAAGCTCTGCGTCTTTATCCTCTTCTTCCTCTTCTTCTGTAAGTGCTTTAAGAACTTCGTCTAAGTCAAGGTCTTCTGTTAAGTCGTCCACTGTTTCGTGGTCACCAAGTTCATCACCTGATTTCTTATCAGAACCTTCACCTTCTGGTCCTTGTGCACCTGTTTTTGAAGAATCGTTAGCTTCTGGATTAACTTTGTTGTCAGCTTTACCAATGTCTGATGATACATCGTTTTCATCGACTTTATCTTCTTCATCTTTATCAGATTCTTCAGATTCGTCAACTTTATCTTCTTCATCTTTATCTTCTGATTCCTCGAAATGGTCTTCATCATCAAGGTCTTTTTCAAGTTCAGCAAGAACTGATTCAAGGTCAAGGTCATCTTCTTCAGAGTCATCTGCTTCTTCAACTGAGTCATTTTCCTCAGCATCATCTGCTTCCTCTACTGAATCATCTTCTTCTCTTTCCTCGCCTTCATTTCTTTCTTCACCTTCTTCAGAATCTTTTTCTTCTTGGTCAGCTTCCTCTACATCATCTCTTCTCATTGAACCTTCCTCGTGGTCAGTTTCTTCGTAGTCACCTTCCTCGTGGTCCATTTCTTCAGCGTCGTGTGACATTTCTTCAGCGTCGTGTGACATTTCTTCAAAATCATCACCTTCTTCTGCTTCGTGCTCATCTTCACCTAAATCTTCATCGTCTTCGATTTCTGATTCAGCTGCGATTTTTTTAGATAACATAGATTGTA